CAATGTGTTGACGACTCTTCGCAACGCATCGTTCAACGAGCACGAGTTCCTGTCGCTGGTGACCCCAGCGGCTAACAACAACTGATACACAGGGACGCTTTGCAGTCAGGCTTCACCGCAGATTGCAGAGCGTCCCGCTTATCACTATGGGACTCGACCAAAACGCTTGGGCTGTTGAACCCAAGGTCGCACATCTCGCTCTCATCACCGAGCGAGAACTCACGGACGAAGAAATGGCCTCGCTTGATGCTGGTCGCATTCACCTCATGGATTGGCGTAAACACGCTGACCTAAACAAGTGGATGGAAGACCTGTATGTCCGCAAGGGAGGAACTGATGTCTTCAACTGCATTCCAATGCCGCTACTCAAGGATGACATCCTATCGTTGAGGATGCATCTGCAAACGAACGGCAATGCATACGCAGAGCGAGGCCACGGCTTCTTCTGGGGCGAAACCAGAGCAGAGGACATCGCACAAGACCACGCATTCATCGACAAGGCTCTCAACGCCATCGATGAAGGATACGAAGTGTATTACATCTGCTGGTGGTAACACGACCATGCCTCTGAACTTCAAGTTCGCTGACACCACCGATAGAGCCATCATCGAGTACAAGCGAGATGATGGACAACTCTATTGGCATCCCCGTGCTGAGGTCTTCATCTATTATCAGATGTTGCTTCAGCACGACCTCACAGGCGAGATGACAGACGACAAGTTGATTGAGATTGCGAGACGCATCGCACTCATCGACCTGTTTCATGTTTCTCCGCAACTGCATGAAGGAGACGAGTCGTATCGTATCCAACTCGCAGATGTTATCGCCTATTGGGGCTTATCCACCAACTGCTCCCATCTTACTCGCACCAAGTGGGACGCATACTACAACAGGTGCTTCCTCAAGCGTGATGCCAAGGATGTCATCGAGCGTCTTCGTGTCCGTGTTCCAATGCACAAGAACACCAAACAAGATGCCATCGGTAGTTGAAGTCATCGTCATCACAGTATGGGCTATCGCTATAGCCCGTGGTTTAGGAAAGAAATAATCCCAAACCCTTGCGTAAGTGAGGTTTCACACACACACACACGCATAGCGAAACGAGCCACGCCATAAAAAAGCGTGGTTCGTCCATTTTCCAGCCTAGGAAATGTTAAACTAATGATGTAGCAAGCACGGCACGACGCACGGCTTGTTGCCCGCACGAACCAACACCAAGTGCGGTGACAGATACGACACAACATGAAAGCCAAACAGTTCACCCTCACGCTCAACGCTCTCCTCGCCGCAAGCGAGCGACTCACCAAGGACAAGAGCATCACCGCTCTCGCCAACTGGTGCGACAAGGCCAAGGACTTCGACGCTCTCGCAAGCGTTGCGGCCAAGGCCGCTCGCTCGCTCCGCTCGGATGACTCCGTTTCGCTCGGCAAGAAAATGAGCGTGGCCCAACTGACTGTGAAACTCCCGACCAAGTTGAAGCCTCGCAAACTTTTCCGTGCCGCGATGGAAATCGCCAAGCATCAGGCGAAGCGTGTGAAAACCATCAGCAAGTCGAAGGAAATCCTCAGCAAGCATCTCGCCAAGTGACGGGGATCATTACGCTCCTCGCCTTGCTCGCTGTGATGCGAGTGCTGAACGGCAAGTGAGACGCGTTCAGTAGCACGGCATTGCGGTAAAGAACTCCTCCTGCTCCTCACGGGGCGGGGGGAGTTCTCCCGCTCTGTTTATGCATACCCCCTGACGGGTTCATGCACATACACTTTTAACGCAAAAGACCTATAAGTCTGTGGAAGACGGGGATTATTAAGGGGGAATGGGGGTATCTTGTCAAGTCTGGTCGGTGGAAATATGTCTCTTTTTAATTTTTCAATGACAAAATGCGACTAAATGGGGGGAGGAAATGTATTTCCTAGGGGGGTGAAATGTATTTCCCGAGGGGGGTGAAGCAGATTTCCTACATATAGAATAGAGGATAGAATAGAGGATATATAAAAAGGTTGACAGAGAGGGATTAGTAGGTTTTGTTGGGGTTATGCACAAGGAGTCAGACATTTCAGAGTTAATGGGCATAAAGCGTAGCGAACTAAAGAAGATTAGGGAGAGCATCCCTAATATGCACCCTGAACTGGGTGTTCTTTGGACGAGAGAGGAGTCGAACAGACCCGAAAAGATGAAAACTGTCCTTTGGACTGACGGCGGGGTTCAGTTTTTGACATTATACTTAAACATTAAGGTTCAACACGAAGAGATTAAGAAGGATACTGAATTAATGAAGCCCATGACCAAGGGGGAGTTTGATAAATCGGTCAACAACACCAAATGGGTCGGTAAAGTATCTAATAACCGCTATAAGAATAAGACCTGCCTCATGGTTGAGCATGATACTGGCTTCAAGGTCATTGTTTTATGCAAAGACAACCTGATGTACCCCAGAAACTCATTTGTCATTGTCGAATGTAAGAATTTACGACATACTGTCCGTCAACCTCATTTCCAAACCTATGAAAAAGCCTACCAGCAAGCCAACAAAGCAAAAGCCTAACATGGAGTCCGAAGTTTTTAAGAAACTTGGTATTCCTCCGTTTAAGAAGCCTGTCCACGACGACGGCGTTAACAACAACCAGAAAAAGAAGTAATGGCTACCTATAAAGGCCGAAAGGTCACACTCAACAAACCATTCAGAACCCCCAGCGGCCCAAAGAAGTCTGCCGTCTATGTTAAGGGTTCTGGTGGAAAAGCAAAGATTGTCCGCTTCGGTGACCCGAAGATGAGCATCAAAAAGAACAACCCCGCTCGCAGAAAGTCTTTCCGTGCTCGGCACAAGTGTGCTACCGCCAAGGACAAAACTTCTGCCAGATACTGGTCTTGCAAGGCTTGGTAATATGAAATGCTCAAAAAAGAAGTGTTCTTGCCGCTCTAAGTGCAAGAAAAAGTAAAAACGATGCGATGCTAAAGCATCGCAAAGATAACGCCACTGTAACTCAATGGTAGAGTGCCTCTTTTGTAAAGAGACTGTTGTCGGTTCAAGTCCGACCTGTGGCCCCACCTTATTAACGCCAAACGGCTTTCGCTTTAATAGCCAAATCCCTTATTAACGCCAATGGACAAAGAAGAAGAATGGAAGCCAGTGCCAATCAAGCAATTTGATGGGTTGTACGACATTTCTAGCCACGGACGGCTCAGGGCTAGGGAGAAGGTGACAAGTGACGGCAGAAGGCTTCCTGAGAAGATTGTTAAACCTACTAAACTTAAGAACGGCTACTTGCAGTTTAAGTTACACAACAACAAGTTTAGGTATAATGTAAATGCACACAAGTTAGTTGCAATTACTTTTGGTCTGATATACTGGAACGAACATTCATCCTCGGAGTTACAGATAAACCACATAGATGGAAACAAGGAGAACAACTCCGTTTCAAATCTTGAAGCCTGTACCCCTAGCGAGAACCTACTTCACGCTTACAGGACTGGATTAAAGAAACCCTCTAAAAGATATGGCTGAACCTAGTAACCCTTTTCAGGATGCGTTAAACGAACAGATTAGACAGTTCGAACTTAAGCAGAGACCCACCAACAAGAGAGCGACTACCGCTGTCGGACTTGTTACGGAAACGGCTGGAGAGTATCCCCGTGCATCATTGACTGCTGGTGCTGGCACTTATGCCGCTTATAGTGGTGTCAAGGGTTGGAAGTCGGCTTACAAGGAAGGTCTTGAAGTGATGAGGGGTCGTGTAGCCTCTGAAGGTAAGGCTGTTACAGAACTTGCAGGTAAGGGTGTTCAGGCAATTCCTCGCTTTGAAGGAGGCAACGCCGCCATTCGTACAGCCGCCAAAGAGTATGCGATGGAGAAGATTTTCTCTGGCTTCCCTTTTAGAAATCAGGAAGCAATTAACAGAGTCTCAGATTTAAGACAGGGAAGAGTTATTCTTACTGGAGAAAAGGTGGTTGGCGTTAGACCGAAATTAGACTTAACCAAGACTCCTACGGCTGTAACCATTACTCCGTATGAAACACCTGTCGGAATTGCTCAAACACCTAGGCAAGTAACTTTAGAAACGGCAGGAAAAATTCCGAAGTTTGATTTAAAGCCTACTACATTCCCCCACGACCCTCTTAACAAAGTTGATTTAGACTCTATTAATTGGACTGGTAAAACACAGCCTACAAGAGTCAGTAATGCTCCTGCGTATACTCCTCCTACGACAAGAAAGCCGTCTCTTCCTAGGAGAGCCGCTGAAATTGGCACTGGTGGTACATTTGGTAAAATCAATGTTGGCTTAGAAACTGCGGCTACTCTTTACGACCTTGCAAGAGAAGAAGGCCCAGTCCGTACAGCATATAGGTCTGCCGCTGACCAAGGCGAAATGCTTGAAGGTGTTGCGTTAGGTGGACTTGCCGCCGCCAGTCGTGCTGGCAGAGGTGCTACTAATCTACTTACCCTTGGTGCTCCTGAATATTTAGGCATCTATGACACTATGGACTTGCTACAAGTCGAGAACGAAGCCAAACGCAGATATATGCAGATGCGTGGTACGCAAGGTTTCCCCGCTGAGAATTATCCTGTAATTAAGAATGGCAGAGAATTTGTACCTGTTGATGACAGTCCTTATCTGCAAATGATGGAGGCTCAGATTGCCGCTGAAAGAGGCATCGATACTTCTTTGATGACGGAAAATTTCTACAAAGGCCCAGAGTTTAACTATGTAGTTCAAAACGGAAAGGTCGTTGCTATGAGAAAGCCTGAGTATGCCGCCATGCGTGACGCTGAGGTTGATAAAGCACTCGACAGATATACATATAACCGACCTGTGATGAACATCGACCCCCAGTTTGGCGGGATTGGTTATCAGTTTAACGCTCCTCGTGCTTTCAACTTCGGCGACTATACGGATTACATGGCAGACAGATAATGGCTGAACTTAACTTCAAGCCAACTCCGCACCCAGTCATCAAGATGCCAGACATCAAGATGCTGGTTGAAAAACTGGGCATCGAAACGACTGCACAGATACTGGAGTTGCGAGAAGATAAGATTTTAGCCGAACAGTTAGACCCTTATCGTCACGGCTTTGAGCCTGACCATTGGAAAAAAGCGGACGAACTTCTTAAGAACAAGCAGGAGATACTGGTGCTTGGCGGCAATCGTGCAGGTAAGACGGAGTGGATGGCTAAGAGGGTAATCCAAACTCTCATCAATAAGGAAAAGTCGATGGTCTGGTGCTTGCACACGACACAGAAGTCGAGCATTCAGATGCAACAGAATGTTATCTGGAAGTATATGCCTCCAGAACTGAAGAACTGTAAGAAGACAAAGGTCACTAATATCGCATACTCACAGAAAAACGGGTTCTCTGAAGAGTCGTTTATTCTGCCAAACGGCTCACAGTGCGTGTTTATGAATTACGCACAGAAGCGAGATGTCATCGAAGGTGGTGAGTGCGACCTTATTTGGTGCGATGAACTTGTGCCGATGGACTGGGTAGAGACTTTGCGGTATCGTCTGGTAACCAGAAGAGGAAAATTGGCTATTACTTTTACCCCTATTAGCGGCTACTCTCAGGTTGTTAAGGACTTTGTGGCTGGTTGCTCGTTCAAAGAGTGGTTACCTGCACCAATTTTAGATAATAATACAACATATGTGGGTGGAGTACCTAAGGGGCATATGCCTTTTACAGCCGACAGCCATCGTTCCAATGCATCGGTCATTTGGTTTCACTCCCAACTCAATCCTTACAACCCTTTTGACGAATTAGTTAAAACTTTAGAGGGAAAAAACCTCTACGAGAAGAAAATTCGTGCTTACGGATGGGCTGATAACACAGTAGGTAACCAGTTCCCTAGATTTTCTGACTCACATATCATTGACAGTAAGAAAGTTCCAGAAGAAGGGACTAATTACATGGTAGTAGACCCCGCTGGGGCGAGAAACTGGTTTATGATTTGGGCTAGGAAGGCTGATGACGGCAATCTTTATATTTATAGAGAGTGGCCTGACATTTCTTACGGCGAATGGGCGTTACCTAGCGAAAAACCCGATGGTAAAGAGGGTATGGCTCAAAGAAACGGGGCTGGTATGGGTATTGATGACTACAAGCGTCTTATAAAGAAACTGGAAGGAGACGAAGAGATGATGGAGCGGTATATCGACCCTCGTGCAGGTGCTACTCAAGCCATTGGCAGGGACGGAGGCACATCTGTTATTGAACTTTTAGATGGTGGCGATGAGCCTATGTACTTCTCTCCTGCCGCAGGTATCAGCATAGAGCAAGGAGTTGCTATGATTAATGACTTAATTGCATGGAATTTAGAACAGCCGTTGTCTCCTCTCAACCAGCCTAAACTTTTTGTAACTAATAATTGCAAAAACCTAATATACTGTATAAAAGAATGGACAGGTGCTGATGGGGACAAAGGGTCTACAAAAGACCCGATTGACTGCCTTAGGTACTTGGTCGTTATGCAACCTGAGTACATAGACCTGCAACAGATGCCTGTCAATAAGCCGTTCTCCTACTAATGGACAATTATAATTCTAAAAGACACGAACTTGGTGAGTCGGCTGACCCGCTTTTGCTGGCAGACGACAAGCCGAACATCCCTGAACTGGTCAATGAACTGAGTCGCTCCTACTTGTTTGGTGCGAACACTACAGCACTTAACGACAATGATGACCTTCGTTTTTGCAGATGGGAAGGTCAGACAACTGACGGAAAGAAATTTTCTGAAAATCGGAATGAAGATGACCCTGCTTTGCCGTTTGAAGGTGCTTCTGACTCTAGAATTAGGCTGATTGACAGAGTCATTAATGAGCAGGTGTCGCTTTGGATGAACTCTCTGAAGGGTTCTAAGTTAGGCGTGTCTGGAAGAACAGCGGACGACGCTAAGAACGCCGCTTCGATGTCTACTCTCCTTGAGTACATTACTGCTGGTCGCTTGAAGCAGGAAATTAGAAGAGAAGCCGAACTCTGGGCTAACTACACCAACCAGTATGGCTGGGCGGCTGTTCATGTTGGCTGGGAACAGGAAATGGGAACTCGTGAACAACGCTTTACCATCTCCGACTTGGTGAACATGGCTTCCGAGGCTTTTAAGGCCGACCCTGACTCTCCTCTGTCGTCTATTCCCTCTTTATTGCTCGACCCTGAAAAGGACGAGATGACAGTCTCTTTAATCGTAAATTTCCTACCTAATTTTTCCGAAAAGGAGATTAGAAGAATGGTCAAGGAACTTAGAGAACAAGGCTACACCAAAGTCTACGAGGAAGTTTTATTAAAAAGCCTTCCGTGCGTCACCACGCTTAAGCCGTATGACGAGATTTCTTTCCCTCCTGAAACCATTGATTTACAGAAGGCTCGCATTGTTTTCCGCAAGGTCTTTATGACCGAACTGGAAGTCCGTGCGATGATTAATACGGACAAGTGGGATGAAGAAGGTGTGGAAGAAGCCGTTAAAACAAAGGGTATGTTCACTTGGTACAGAGACCCTAATGTCGTCCCGACCAATTCTCTTGCTCAGGATTACAGACTCAGAACCAACAACCTTATCGAAATTTGCTACGCCTATTACAGGCAACTGAACGAGGACGGAACTCCCTGTGTCTACTACACAGTGTTCTCTCCTAATGCCAGTTCTGAAACGCATTTGAAGCACGAAAAGTTAGGATATGCTCATGGCAAATATCCCTTTGTCGTGCTTCGCAGGGAGTATATTAGAAAGGCCATATACGAGAGTCGAGGCATCACGGACATCCTTTCTACTGACCAAGCCGAACTGAAGGCACAGCGAGACGCTATGCGTGACCGCACGGCGTTTGAAACTGTCCCGCCCCTGATGTACAAGAGGCGGGTTGGAGGCACTGGCCGAATTGGGCCAGCGATGTTACTCCCTGTTTCAGATGTCAATGCGGACTACAAGTGGATGGAGCCGCCTAAGGGTTCTCCCCAGATTGCTGAGTTTGTGGTCAATCAGATTGAGAAGGAAGCGGCTGGGTACTTTGGTCTTACCAGAGAAGAGTCTCCTCCTGCCCTTGCTCAGATGCTTCAGCAGACATCCGTTGACAACTGGCTTACTGCTTGGGGTGAGGTTTACACGCAGATGCTACAACTCGCCGTCCAGTATATGGATGTCGTTGAAGTCGAGCGTATCTGCGGCTCTCCTGTTCCTAAGATGATGGACGACATCACAAACCAGTACGACTTTGAGGTTAAGTTTGATGTCAGAAATCTGTACAGCGACCTTGTCCTTGAGAAGTTACAGGCCATCAACCAGTACATCCTGCCTCAGGATACTGGTGGTATCATCGACAGAAATGCGATGGTTAAACTTTCCGTTGAGGCTGTTTCCTCTGACATTGCCAAGGCTGTCGTCACAGACCAAGCCTCTGCCAGCCAGAAACTGTACAGAGATGTGCAGACTGAAATCGGCATGATGATGCTTGGCAACGAAGCCAACTATGTCGAGAACGACCCGACTGCCCAGACTAAGTTGATGTACCTGCAAGACATTATGGCTAAGAACCTGAAGGCTCAACAGGCTTCTCAGGGCGACCAGATGTTCCAAGCCCTGTTGCAGAATTATGTAAAGAACCTGCAAATGTCTGTCATGCAACAACAGAACAAGCAAATCGGCAGAATTGGAGTAACCCCAGTTTCTGATAAGATGCAACAGGAGTCGTCTCAGAACCAATCCCCGATGCAGGGAGGCCAGAATGAAGGATACTGATTACAATATCGCTACTTTCGCATTTCCTGAAAAGAATGCGGTTTGGGAGCATATCATGTATGTTTTAGACCTTAACATTAAGGCCGAGACTGAAATGGCTATATCCAAGGACTCAGTTGGTGAAAATCGTATACACCAATGCGGTAGAGCCGAGGCTTTGGTCGCTTTTAAAGCCCTGATTTTAGAAGAGCAAAAAAAGGCTAGGATACAGGCAGGACTAACAATAGAATAATTTCTTGACACTATAAGGATTAGTGTCTTATTAACTTCAGTTTCTGGGAGTCTGTAAAAACCCTGACAAAAAAACTACAGGCACTTTAGACCTTATCTAATGGACAATAATAATAACACTGGAGCAGAAAACGCATCCAACGCTGACAACAGCGAAAGCAGTTTTCAGGAAAGCAACTTTCCTAGTGCCGCTGAAATCAGCGGAAAACTAAACGAACTTCTGTGGGACGATGTTGCCGAGCCACAGACGGAAGCAGACGAAGCCGAAAGTAATCAGTCTGAAGACCAGCAGTCTGAGGGCGAGCCGCAAGAGGCCGTATCCGAAGAAACTGAAGGCGAAGAGGTTCATTCAAAGTCCGAGGAAGAACAAGAAGAAGTTTCTCGTGGCGTTCAAAAGAGAATTGATAAACTCACAGCGAAGCGAAAAGAGGCCGAGGCCGAACTCGAAAAACTGAGAGAAGAAGTCGAACAACTTAAGAATGCTACTCCTGCTCCTAGAGAGCGTGAAATCCCTGACGAGCCTTATTCCAGTCTGAACACGATTGCCGAAATCGAGGCAGAGATTGCCCAAGCAAGGTCGGTTCGAAACTGGGCTGAGGAAAACGCAGATGGTTTTACGCACACGAACGAACAGGGCGAAGAAGAGTACTATGACCCTGCCAAAGTCAGGCAGATTAAGGTAAACGCTATTAAGGCTCTCGAAGAGGGCTTACCTAGAAGATACCAGTACCTCCAAGCCAGAGACCAAATCGAACAAGTTGTGACCAAGGAATATCCGTGGTGGGCAGATAAGACGGCTAAGGAACGGCAAATCGCCGAGCAATTCCTGAACGCTTTCCCTGCTATCAAGAAATTCCCTGATTACAAAATGGTTATCGGTGACTATATCAGAGGCGTAAAAGCCCGAGAAGCGACAGTGAGAGGTCAAAAGCCTGTCGTCAAAGCACCTATTCAGCCTCGCTCTAGCGGAGTTGCACCGACTGTCAAAAAGGAAGAAGTTCGCAGTCAGAACGCATACGCAAAGTTCGCCAAAACTGGCAGAACTGATGACCTAGCAAATGTAATGAACAAGTTCCTATAATCATATACTACTATGGCTAAATTAACAGAACCCAATATCGTCAGCGGTAAGCGTGAAGCCCTCGCTGACATCATCTCGATGGTGGATGCTAAGTCCACCCCGTTCACCTCGATGGCCCCGAAGGTTGCTAAACCTGGCAACACTAAGTTCCGCTGGCAGGTTGACTCTCTCCCGAATGTGACACCCGAACAGGCTGGCATTGTCGATGGTACGGATGTTGACCCGAATGGTGCTCAGATTAAGAACTATGTCAAGGATGGTGCTAACCAGTACCGCTACGAACTTGAAAACCACATTCAGATTTTCAGAGAAAGCACTCGTGTGTCTCCTCTGACAACTGACATTGCCGTGGTTGCTGGCGTTCGTTCCGAACTGTCGAACAATGTCGCTAAGGCTACCGAAATCCTGAAGCGTAAGATGGAAAGAACTCTTTGTTCTGCCAATCTTCCTAAGGCTGACGATGGCAACACGCAGGGCTACGCTACTCGTGGTCTTGACTCGTGGATTAAGAACGACTTCACAGGCGACACTTACCTCGCTGTTCCGACTCCGTTCCGCACTCCTACCTCCAGCATCTCGACTGTCGGCACTGCCGCTCTTGATGAAATGGTCTGTCAGAACATCCTCGCTTCCGTCTTTGAACAGCAGGGCAAGCCGCAGGAATTCGATGGTCTCGTTGGTTACAAGTTAAAGCAGGCTTTTACTGCTCTTACCTACACCACAAGACAGAATGCCAACTCTAACACTGCTTCCGTCATCCGCACTCTTAACAGAGACTCGGAACAGAGCGTGTACAAGTCCAGCATCGATGTCTTCGAAGGCGACTTCGGCTCCATCCGACTGCATACCTCGCTGTTCCTGAAGAACAACTTCTGCGGTTACCTCCTGAACTGGGACTTAGTTGGCGTTGGCTACGGCGGCAACATCGCTCAGGTCAAGGAACTGACCGACAACGGCGGTGGCCCTGCTCGCATGGTCGAGGCGATTGCTACTTGCATCGTCAAGAACCCGCTCGGTCTCGCTAAGTTCGACTTCACCTCGTAATTGAGTGGCTGACGCATTCGTCCAGTCTTTGGTTGAGATTATCCCTGCCCACCTCCACAAGGAGATGGAAAGGGAACTCGTCAACGGCTGGCGAATGCGTGAGTCTGTCGCACGAGCGGAAGCCAAGCAAATTGCCCATCATGGGCATATGAACGAGGCTAACGACATCAAAGGTCTCGGCAGAAAAATCGCAAGCATTCCTGCCGATGCCTATCACTATTGGGGACAGCGACTAGGGTACGAATGCTGGAAGGACAAGCAGTTTATGCGTGAATACCTTCGTGATAATCCCGAACTCGCTGTCCGCAATTATTGTAAGAAGACTGTCGTGCAAGGCACAATCTTCACATCTGACGGCTACAAGGTCTAATGCGTATATCCAACTTCTCACAAGTCCTCTTTGAAGCCCTGCAATACAGCGGCAACGACAGGCACAACATCTCGGACGAGACATTTGCTCAGTTCCGTGACTTCATTTCTGCCAGACTCCGTGAGGCGTGGGAACAGGACGAATGGTTGGACATCTGCCGACTTGCACAATTTACTATTACGACAGACGCAAATAATGTGTCTTCGTTCACTTTACCTCCTGACGCTGGGGAAGTCCTCGGTGTCTATAATTTAAACCCTCAGGTTACCACCAGAGCCAGAGACATCGGATACGAGATATACGATGATGGCACTACAACCAAGGTCATCCTCCGCTCTAACTTTGTCACCGAAGGATGGTACAACTACAGAAAGAAGTGTCCTCAGTTGACTGGAGAACTGTACGACTCGGCTAGAGTTTACTCTCAGGGCGTTCAGGTCTACTTTGACAGCGGCTCTGGCACAGGCACATATCTTCCTGTGTCTGGAAAGCCTCACTACGGAAACTTCTATACCTGCCTTACAGCAGTTACTGTGGCTGGACAGAACCCTAACACGCATCCTGCGTTGTGGGAAAAGGTAGAAATACCTTATATTTTTGGCAACTACCTTGCTTGGGGAGCCGCCGCTAATTGGCTGGTATCCGAAGGTCAACTTCAAGAGGCCGCTGGCCTTGACTCCAAGGCAACCTATATGCTCTCTGTTGAGGCTGACAAGATTGCTCGTCAGCAGAACCAGTCTCAGAAAATTAAATTCATCAATCCCTACACCTAATGTCTTTATCTTACACAGCCTTTTCTACACCCGCCCTGCGGAAGATGTCCCATTCGGACATTACTATGACAACTTCTTTTGCTCAGGTGCTTGGCCCTAGAGTTCTTCCTGAGCGTAGAGTTGTCGTAGCCATCCAGAACAAGTCTTCCACGGCTGTACTTGAGGTCATCTTTGACACGACTGGCTCTACTGGTCTGCTTATTCCCCCCAACCAGACAATCTCTCTGGAAAATTATAACGGAACTGTCCGTCTTAAGTCTGACACTGCTGGCTCTATTGCTCATCTTGCTGTAGGCTCTGTCTAATGTTCGGTAGACTTTTCAGTCTAATCGGCCTTTCTTGGGGCAACGGAAGTATGTCCGTTGACGGCCCAAGCGAACTTCCGTCTTTCCCAGAGGCTGGTACAATTCTTCACACCCTGACAGATGAAGTGTACCCAATTGCTGAAGGTGGTAGTTCTTTTTACTTTAACAGCAATCAGTATCCTAATCAGCAAGCAGATGTATACGAAAAAGCCAATGGTCTTGGTGGCAGTTACATAGACTGGGCAAACGCATTTAATGTAGAGTTCATTCCGCAATACACTCCTGCGTTTACTAATTATGACTCAACTAACGACTATGGAGCAGTAGAAGTTCCGTATGGAAGTAATAATTACTACTCCGCACAATACACTCGTTCAACATATACCCACGATGGAAATGGAAGTTATGAGTACAGCGGAGAAACTTCTCCAGAAAACAAGCCGTCTTATTCTTACATAACATACGCATACGACGAAACTTTTGAAGTACCAGATTTGTACTATGTTTATAATACTAATTACATAATTTCTAGTGGTAGATATTATAACTACGAATGGACTGGAGATGGTTCAACTTATCAAGTTTCTTCAGTTCAGGGCTTTTACTTCTCCTACGGACAGTCTTTCTATAGTGCATCAAGTTATACCAATGTTAATGGAACTGATTACCAAAACGGAACAGGAACTGATTATGTCCATAATGGACTTGGAAGTTACACTACATTAGGTACTGGAAACTACTATCCTTCTGGATGGCTTATTTACGAAGACTATTATTACGGAACACAGTACCCTGTTGAAGTTCCTTCTGGAAGCCTTTACTACTACGACTCTCAGCGATACGGACAAGCATATGTCTGGGATGGAACGGGTGGATATACAAATGTTTCAAGTTGGTATCTTCCATACGGAACATACATTGGCTATTATGACGGGTACAACTACTACTGGGATGGTATCGGAGGATACTATGCAAATTAAACTTTATGGCTACTGAACCTATTACAATCGAAATTGGATGGAACGCTTTTATTCAAGGAGGCAAGCATTGTACTGGCTTCCGAGAGTTTAAGAAGGCTGGAAAGTATTTCGGCACTCAAACACTTATCAACAAGCCCACTGAGGCTGAACTCAAGGCTGAACTCGAAAGACTCAAAATTTCCCTACCTAAATGATTACACTTATCCTTGCTACTGTCACCTTCCTTGGTGGCGTTTATGTCGGTACTCGCTGGTCTGAAAAGATTAAGTCCGTGTACTTCTCTATTATCTCTCAGTAATGCCTAATGAATACCTAAAGGACGGGGATATTTCGTTTGTCGGGCTTAACAGCCGTGACAACCCTAGTTCCTTGCCTAAGGGTATCGTTAGCAGGTCTCAGAATTTTAGACTAGATAGAGGTATAGCCCAGACCAGAAAAGGGCTTCAGAGAAAGACCATTGGTTCTATCATAAACCAGAACATCTTTGGTGCTGGTACATATATCCAGCCAAACGGACAGGAGATAATCGTCTTAGTTGTAGCGAACGGGCTGTACACATATAACCCGCAGACCGAAACACTGTCTTCTAAGATTTATTTTCCTAATCATGTAACTGGAAAAACACTTACTTGCTCTGACTCAATAACTGTAACCATAAACTCTGTCGCACATGGCCTTAATGTAGGAGACAAAGTCTATGTTGAGGCAAATCAGAATGGGTACACTGGTTTGTTCGTCATTACTATTAAGACGAACGACACCTTTACCTACACGATGCCAGCAGTAGCCAGTCACGGGCCTGTTGGTTTGGTCTCTTGTTCTTATTCTGCTTCTGAACTTATAACCACTACAGATGGTTGCGATGTCTGTAGTGCTATGGATAAAATCTTCATAAGCAGAGGCTTTGATAAGCGTCCGCTGATGTGGGATTTGGCTAATACCATCATAGCACTTCCTTCTAGTGGGACTGGCGTAGAGTTCCCTAACTGCTCTACTTTGCTTTACTACGCAAATAGACTTGTAGCAATCGGCAAGTATCACTTAGAGCCAAACACTCTTAGAAACTACGACAGTATTTCTGTTAGCAACTACCTAGACTATACCGACTGGGATGTTGCAGATGTTTTTACAGTCAACAACGGAAGCAATGACCAACTGGTGGGCGTGTCGCCTTGGACTCTAAATGAGTTCCTTGTGTTCATGCGTAACAGCATCTACTATGTTTCCGTAGGTAGCGACAGATATGTAACAGGAGCACCACTGAGCACGGACTCTTATATCAAGACCCTTGCTACAGACATAGGTTGTTCTGCCAGAAAGTCTGTAGTTCAGGCTGGCGGTGGAGTGTTCTTCCTGTCCGACAACGGCGTTTATTTCCTTCAGCCTCAACAGTCTTCTCAGGACTCGATGAAGTTGTTGACCATGAGCGACCCTATATCCGCTCCTATAGACGACATCATCCAGAGAATAAACAAGAACTATTCTAGTAACGCCGTTGCTACATACTGGAACAACAGATACTACCTTGCCGTTCCTTTAGACAACTCCACAGTTAATAACACTGTTCTTGTATTCAACTTTATCCTTAAGCAGTGGGAGTCGGTTGATACCTACCCTACTCTTGTTCAAACTGGCAACTCGCTAGTTGCTTATACTGCAAGTTTTTACACAAGCATAGTTACTGCTAATTACTATTATTTAAATGTACAAAAGTACACAACCCCAAGACACGGCTTGGCAGTAGGAGATTATGTAAATTTAAGTTTCGGGAAAGCGTACAATGGTGCAACAGTAACAAACTACAGACTTCCAGATGGTACATATAAGGTTGTTAATATAACAGAAAATAATTCTGTGCTTCCATTTTTTGACACTACATTTAGCGTAGAAATTCCAAAGTCTAGTTTTGTAATACAGCCCTACGATGGCACAAACTGGATTTTTAATGGTACTGATGACTGTACTTTTTCAAAGGCTGAATCAGTTTCTTTAAAAGACTTTATTGTTGTTAAGAAGGACAACCAGAGGCGTATGTTTTTAATTGACAATTATCAAGGCATATTCCTTACGGAACAACTTGACCATGATGAGTTTGGAAATTCTACAGGTGGCCCAATACTTCCTATTCCGATTGCGAATGTTGATACAAACGAAAACATCGCAAAAGGATTATACGGAAACCTGATACTTGTTTCTCCTCTTGATGCCAATGGAAACCCAAACCCTAATGTCATCATTCTTGACCCATTAGCGTTTACAAAGAATGACATTCTTGCTGTCTTAGAAACCAGACAGTACACGATGGACAGTATTACTGACAAGAGGTTTAGTTCCTATGAAGCCAACATTCTTACTGCTGGAGGCGAAAGAGTTGAAACCTATGCCGAAATCATTAATCCAGATGTCAGCGTGAAGGTTGACTCCCTAGGCTCATCCTCGTTAGAAGACTATAATAGAAGTAACCCTGTCAGAAAGATAGGGTCTGGTGCTACGCTGAAGTTTGTCTCTTACTCTAAGAGGCCGTCTATCAGGTCTGCATTTATCTACGCTACACAGCAAAAGAAGAACAACATAAACAAAGAATAATATGCCACAGATTTTAAAGGGCGATACCTTCGCCAACTCCCAGCAACTCACAGCCGCCAGACTTAACCAGTTGGTAGACTCTGCTCAAATCCTTGTAGGTGCTATTACGGAACAGCCCGTGATGACACCTAACACCCTTACGGCTACAGACTCTACCATAGTCAACGATGGTGGCACTCTTAAGCAAATTACAGTCAACGACATCTTAAACAGCGGACTTCCTGTTACTACTCCTACTGTTACTGCAACCGCAAATAGAGATGTCATTGTTACGCCTTTAGATGCTGTGACTGTCGTAGGTAGCAACTACACGAGCGTAGATGGTCTTACAGTTGTAGTTACGACTCTTTCTGCCCACGGACTGGCGATTAACAATGTAGTTCTTATTTCTGGTGCAGGTACTGGATACAACGGCACTTTCATTATAACCAATGTTACATCTACTACATTTACTTATGTGATGTATACTGCGGCTACGCCGACTGCCTCGCCGACTGCCTGTACCTATGTAAGAAAGGCTACGGAGATTGTTAACGGAAACATTGTTGCGTCTGGATTTATCTTTGCAAAACAAGAGATTGATACGCTCAATCTTCAGGTTGATGGACAGGCTAACATCAACAACTCCACGACTAAAACCGCAAACATTACTTCTGCCATGCAGTACAGTGGTGTTCCTGTTTGGGGGCTTGTAGGAGTTTCTGATACTGCTATTCCTTTTGCTCAGTGCGATGCTACAACAGAGGCCGCAAGACTTGCTACCTGTAATGCATGGAGAAATGTTTTGGCTGTACCTTCTCTTACAAAAACGAACAAGGAACTTTGGCAGATAGAAGTGAACTTCCCTGTCCTTGTTTGGAGTCAGTGGTACTCAAAGTTTAGGATTATCATTCAGAGCAGTGGGCAGGTTATTGCTCACGAAAACCTTTTCTTTCAGACAACCACTGGGTCTTTTTTTTACACATCTCAAATAAAAATTACAGCAGTTGTGCCAGAAGGCACTGTTCTTACAAACGACAGCCTTGTGTTTCAGTTTAGATACCAGCCTACACTGGCTAATGCATCTAGCATTCTCAATGTAGGTTATGGCGGCCCTCTGGTAGACCCAGAAGTTACAAGAGTCTTTAGATTAACAAAGTACGCAAAGCCGTAACTTGAGTTGGAATTTCACAAACAAGAAGGCTAAGGATGCCTATGAGTATGTCCTCTCAAAAAAGGACACCAGCAAGCGTCCTGTATTTGACATAGAGTGGCTAGACGAATGGTTAGAGTGGCTGGCTGAACACAACTACCTGTTTCTTAACTACAAGGATGGACTGGTAGACGGCGTAATCACAATCTTCCCTATAGAGAGAACTAAAAACTTAAACAGCCTTAAGCACATACTGAGTAACATAACAGTAAAATACCATAATCGTAACTTCTTTATTATGGACGCTTTAGTTGACAATCCTGAAGCCAGAGTAAACATTATAAAACAAATACTTAATTCTTACCCTGAAATTGAACAAGACAGTGAAGTTCAACTTGTTGCGTGTAGGAGAGGGAAGGTAACCAAACTTAACAAACTTAAAATTTTAACACTTAAATCTAATGGGTTCTAAAAAAGTACAACTTCCTCCTCCGAGGGATTACGCCGCTGAAGCAGAGGCGAATATCAATGCCCAGATTAAGATGGCCCCCAAGATACTGGCGGCTGAGAGAGACTTAATCCCTCAGTTCCAGCAGATGCAGTTGGAGCAGATGATGGGCGGGGCTAACAACCTCAAGACCTTTTATCGTTCCGTAATGGGTGACAGTGCTGACCTGTTAGGTCAGTATGGACAGACATTTAGTAACGCCTTGTCTCCGATTGCTCAGGGTGCTAGAACTACCTATGAGGCTGGACTTGGTGGTGGTGCGGCCTTGCAGACAGCCATGAGAAACTCTGCTATGAGCGACCTTGACGCTGGCATGGGTCTTACTCCTGAGATGCAGAAGTTTGGAACTCAAGCGGCTCGTGCGGCCTTTTCAGCCAGAGGTCTCAACAGTTCCTATCAGGGAATGGCTGGTGAAATCCTTAACAACTATAACCTTGGCTTAGACAGACAGAACAGAGCCAGAACATTTGCTGGACAGGTGCTTGGCAACGATGTCACCATGTCTAATGCGGCTTACCAGCAGTATGGTTCTCCGCTGGTTTCTAGCGGCCTTCAGTCTCTTTCTCCGATGGGTCTTGCTGGCATGGCTACGCAGTTTAACCAGAACCTTGGGCCTCAGTATGTACAGCCCGAGTCTCAGATGGGTCAGAACATTGCTTCTTCCAACTACAACGCTCAACTTCAGAAGGCTACGGCTGATGCTCAGGCTAGTAACTCTATGCGTTCTGGCCTTATCAGTGCGGCTGGTTCTCTTGCCGCTGGCATGGCTACTGGCGGGGTTGGCCTGTTTGCGTCTGGTGGCCTTAACTGGGGTGCTCCTGTTTCTAGAGGATAATTTATGCCTTCACCATTTCAAAAGTATCAGTCTGAACAAGTTCCGCAGATTAACATCCTGCCATACACTCAGGCTATGGCAGAGCAGAACGCCAATGCCATTGCTGGGTTTGGCAAGAACTTAGGCGATGCCATTGCCAAGTACGGACAGGCACAGCAGGAGCGTGATGAACTGGCACAGGTTGCTCAGTCTGAACTGTCTAAGTTTGTCGTTCCTGACCCTGCTAACTCTGACGACAAAGACAGATTTAAACCTTCTGATGACGCTCCTCAGCATTCTGCTGACCTTATTAACCTAGCCCTTAAGGAAGGTGACGGAGATGTTGCCAGAGGTATGGCGGCTGTCCCTATGAGCAAACTCAAGGGGTGGTACAACGCTGACACTAGGTATCAGAAGGCCGTTCAGGTAGAAACAGAGAACAAGTTTAAAACAAGAGAATTAAACCTACGCAAAGATGCCAATGCGGTTGCTAAAGCCGCTCAGGATTTAGCGAAGAAAGAGTACCAATTAAGAAAGTCTGAGTCCGATAGAAAGGCACAGGACGCTAAGGAAGAAAAGGCCAAGTTAGACTTGTTCAGAAGAACAACTGACTTAAGCGGAGTTGTTACTTCTAAGGATGTCGATGAAGTTATTCCTGTGTTTGAGGAAGTTGGTGACATCTGGGGCAAGGACGGAGAATTAATTGCTTCTAATGTGATGCTTCAGGATGGCATGAAGGCTCTTGGCCTTAAGCCTACCGATGTTGTTACCGAGGCTCAGGCTATTGCCGCAAGGACAGAGGGTACTGGCTTTAAGCATAACGCCGTAGGCAAGTACTTAACGCAGAACGACAAGTTCAACTTTCAGGCTGGCTTTAGCGAGGCTGTTCAGAACGGCTATGCTGAGTCCTATATTCGTAATGCGTTTAGACAGGCTAACGCATGGTCTGTAGAGAATACAGGCAGAGAACTTACTGGCCTTGAGGCCATCTTTCCTAGAGGCTTAGACGGGGAAATTCAGAACCCTGCAAAGGCTTATGAACTTGCCGTCAAGTACGCCCAGAACCCTCAGTTTGTTGACTACATCAAGAAGCAGGGTGTCAATGTAATCCCTGATGGTGCGGCCTTCAATAAGGCGTTTTACACTGTTACAGGAAAGCAGGAGTACGGCTCTAAGACTGTAGTTCATAAGATGGAACTTAAAGAGGCCGAGCGTCTTAAGATAAGATACGATGCCATCGCCGCCGCCTCAGGTGGTTCAGACAAGTTGCCTCTTTCGTTGTATCAGATTATGGCAATGCAACCTGATAGGTTCTTGCCTTCTGCCGAAATAACACTGCCTGATGGCTCTACGCAGAGAGTATACAAGGCTGGCAAAGACTGGGTCTCTTCTACTTCGTTGGTTGGTCTTGGTGAGTCTGGAACTCCTACGACAGAAGCAGGACTTAACATTGCCTCTGCCGACAAGTGGTTGAGAAACTTCAATAAGCCGCAGACATTTGGTAATGTCACAGTTCAGTTTGTTGGTGGAATTAACAACTTTGCTGGCAAGTGGTCTGACGACTATCCGTTGCTTAAGCAGGGCTTTACCGATGTTGAACAGACTGGTAAACTTGCCAATGAGATGCGTCAGTATGTCGGTAAGGGTCTGTTGTCTAAGGTCATGGATGTTGAAGCCAGAAACCGCTTTGACTCCCTTGTGATGAGAGCCACGACATACAGAAGATACTTCATCGCTGGCGGTCAGGAAACTGAACCCGATGCCCAGCGTCTCTTCGACATTGTCGGTGCGATGAACACATCAAGAATGGTGTTCAAGGACTCTCACCTTGCCGCCATTAATGCGTTTGAGTCTATCCTTAGAGATAAGGTCGTAGGTCAAGCCAGACAGAACGGCTTCAGAGTTGCCGTCAATAAGAGCGGAGAAAAGTTTGACCTCAAGAAGATTATTAAAGATGTTGAGGCAGACAACGCCAAACAGGGTTTAACAACTCCTACTAAATAATGTCCGAACTTACCTTTAGCAACCAAGAAGAACTTAGAAAACTCGCTCTTGCGAACGGCCTTATCATGCCGTCTCAGCAAAAGAAAGAGGACTCTGAAATCCCCCTTATCCCAGACGGCGATGTAAACATCCCTCAAGAACCTGAAGACGAGGGGATGATTGTCGCTGAAAAGATTAGGCAGTTTACTGGAGTCGGTTACAGACCTACATACGAAGAGGCCATCAAGTATAAGAACTTTATGGACAAGCAGGAAATCTCCGCTTGGGCTATGATTGGACAGGCAATCGAACAGACTGCTTCTGACCTTACGAATGCGGCTTTGTCCCTTGCTGGAGACACGCTGTCTTTGAAACTTCCTAAGGTCGCTGGCTCTGTGGTTGAAGGTGCGGCTCTTGGTACTAAGAACTGGTACTACATGATGGAAGAGGCCAAGTACAACGAAGCCTCTCCTATCCACAAATTACTTTATAAGAAGACTGCCTCTGACGAGGAGTACTACTACAACCTCACGAAGTTGTTGGATGTTCGTGAGAAGATGGAGCGAGACATAAACGAAGGCATCCTCCTTCCTAAGGAAGTAGAAGTTGGTGGCGTTAAGTTAGACCTTTGGAACCCCGCTACTGTGATGGGCATCTCTTATGTTGCCGACCCCAGTTGGGTGATGCCTAACCTTGGCATCGAGTCTGCCCTTGCAAAAAGTATGCGTGGTGCGTCTAAGGTCATGGCTCTTAACGAGCAATTAGCGAATGTCGCCGTCTGGTCTTCCAAGCAAGCGGAACTTGCGGCTGGTAAGTTGAAGGGTGGTTCTTCTGCCTTAGCCAACCAAATTGTCAAGACCGAGGAAGCCCTCATTAAGAACATCGAAGACATCACAGGTCAGAAGGTGTTCGTTGGTACTTCTGGTAACATCGTGGACAAGAATGACCTTGGTCGTGGTGCTATGTCTGCGGCTGGTCTTAACGCCGTCAAAATTCCTGCTTGGGGTTTCACGACTCTTGCTTGGGGTGCTTCTAAGATTACCGAGACTGCGGCTAGTGCCGCTCAATTGGCGGCTAAGATTGCCCAAGAGCCTACTACTCAGTACGGACTGCGTATGTCTGAGCGTCTTGCGATGCAGTCGGACAACGCTTCTGTCCGTGCCTTGGCTGGCACATGGGCTAAGACAGGCTCTCCGCTTGTAGAGTGGGCTGGAAACACTACCAGAACATCCCTTCACTCTGCCATGTATGGCGGTGCGTTTGGATTTACCTTTGGTGGTGAAGAAGGATTTTATCATGGCGTAGGTTCTGGTTTCACAATTGGCAGTGCCTTTCATCAGATTGGTGCTATACATAATACTGTTGCTGGTGCTGATGCTCCTCGTGAGGTCATCAAGAATTTTCTCTGGGCTACGGAGGGTTACGATTTCGCCAACAAGGAAGGCGTGTTCCGTCTTCTGGCTAATGCGGAAAAGGACTATGGTGCTGAGAGAAAGTTGAGCATCATGTCAGACATTGCCGCCTCTGAGCGTCTGCAAAGAGATGTCAAAAAGGTCATTCTAACGGAGGAACGCATCAAGGAAATCATCGGTGAAAATTCACCTGAGTGGGCTGAGTTCATCAAGGAAGCCAATGGTAGTCCTGAGTTTGGTGGTATTGCGTTCCAGCGTACTTTGGACGGACAGAAGGTTGTCATCATCAACGCCGACAGAGCACACCACTTTGCCGCCAAGGAAGAATTGTTCCACTCCCTACTGATGGACAACCGCTATGGTCTGGAATTCCAACGCCATGCAATTGATGCCCTTATTGGTTCGGAAGACAACAAGGGTGCTCTGTACAGAGTCTCTAAGGAAGATGGTGCTAAAATGCTTGAAACTTTTAGAGACGCTTACCTTGGCGTAGAAGACAAGGCTTCCAACGGAGACCCTGAGCGTATCAACAAGACCAGAGGTGTCTGGAATGAGGTAATCAACAAGTTTAGAAACGGAGAAACTGACGGACGACTTAACAAGTTGTTCGAAGAGTTCTTAGCGTCTTACTGGGTGTCATATGTTGACGACAAGCCTATCGACTTCCTGCTTAAGGGAGGTGACCTTGGTCTTGTCCGCAACGCTATTGAGTTAGCCAAGGATGCCTACAAGAACACCATGCACCAAGACCTTCGGGCGGCGGGGGGTAAGTTCGTGTTTGGCGACAAGATTGACGGCTTCTTTACCAATCATACCACAGGAGAAAGAGTCCGTATTCCTAAGTTGGAAAAGTTGATGAAGCACTTTGTGGAGCGTTCCAGAAAGGAAATGTACACGGGTTGGGTGCAAAACAAGCGTTCTGTTACCAGTGTCGAGAAGGCTCTGACTGGTGGCCTTGACCACCTTGTAGTTACGAATGCCGATGGTTCTGCTAGAATTGGAAGTGCTGATGAGGTCTCTAAGAAGGTCGGAAAGAACCTTCAATCTGCCATTGAAGAGATTTCTGAACTTGGAGAAGGAGGTCTTAAGTTCCAAGTCATTGGTAAGGACGGCGAAGTAAACGCCAGTTTCTCTCCTGCTAAGAACAGCAGAAAGCCCAAGAAGAAAAAGAAACCAGCCGCAAAACCTAGCAAGGATGTACTGCTTGACGATGACGGAGACCTTTCTCCTTTAGATTATACTGCCTCTAAGAGGTACAACAAGCACTGGGAAGAACAGGCTGATGCTTTAGCGGAACAGGACAAGGCTCCTATTACCAATAAAGAACTTGCCGCCGCCGAACAAGCGGCTGGAGAAGCCCCTGATATGGGTGGTTGGAGTACGGACAAGAGAAAGAAGTTCTGGAAGAGCGTCTGGAACGGCAACCCGAGAATTAAGATTACTGGCGTAGCGACCAAGAAGGAACTCGCCATCTTGGAGAAGTGGCTTCCTTACAATGTGGTCAATAGGTTCAAACACCTTAACGCTGTCATTGAGATGTCCAGAATGGGTACATTTGCTGGCAATGTCTCAAATATCCTGAGAGCCGAAGTCGTTACTGAAAAGAAAGGTGCGTATAACAGAGTCTCTCTCAGAGAGGAAGGCCCGTTTACCGAGACACGCAACTTCCAGCCTATCGAACTAAACATCTATTTTGAGCGTAAGAAAACAAAGGGAATGGAAGATGGCGAAGCCGTCTATACCTACGAGTCTGGTGAGCCTAATATGCTTGCTATGGTCATCGACCATGACGCAATCCTTACAAGAGTTGACTACTTCTTTGACGAGTATCGTGGCGACATAGACTACAAGGAAGTCAGAAGGCTGTTCGGAACGAAGGAAGACCTGTACATTGCCGCCAAGTCCCTTCTTTCCCATTACTCTACATCCAAGATTGCTGAAGGCGGCATAGCCATTTTCAGAAATGCTGGTGCTGTGTCCGTCAGAGATGCAGGAAGAATGCGTACCATCGTCAATGGTGTGCTTGGTTTCCATCCCACCAAGACCCAGATGAGGGCTGGTCAGTATGCCAATCCTTGGCATGAACTCCAGATTAGAAAGAACAGCGAACAGGCCGACCTTCCCGCTGTAATCAAGAACTTCAGAGTTGACCGAATTGGTCATATGCACGCCAGAGATGGCGAAGGTTTCTTCTACGACCATGACAATGCCCATGCTCGTTCTACTTACAACTTCTCTCCTTCCAAGTCTCACAGAGACCATGAAGGAAACCCGATGTCCAAGTCTGAAATGCTTTCCGTCAAGAACAGCGTTTACAGAAATAGAGAAGGTGAAGTCCTTTCTGTCTACAGCCTGAGAAAGGCGTTAGGCAACAGAAGACGAAACAACAGAGAGTCTGTCTTTGACTATGTCGATGAGGGACTTGGTGCTGTCATTGACGGCATTAACCCTAGACTCAGAGGCAGACAGTATGTGTCTGAGAGCGGATGGATGCACTATACTCCTGACATGAGCGAGGCTTCGTTTGTCAGCAAAGGCTCGATGGAGACTGGCTACATCGACACTACTAAGCATCTGGACATCTCCAGCGTAGACTACAACTCTACCCCTGACCAGTACATCAGAGCCATTGCCGAAGGCATGAGCCGTCTGACTGGAAGAAAGTTGGAAGAGCATCTTAAGGAAATCCTAAACCTTAGGGATGTCGATGGCTACAAACTGTCCGAAAAAATTAACGGAACTAAATCTCCGTTTGAGGCAAAGACGGACATCGTTGAGGGCTATGTCTTCACAAAGGACATGGCTAAGTACTTTAGGGACAACGACATTCACTCCCTTGAATACATCCACTTCAACCCTGTCAGACAACACGCCACCTCTGCCGTGGCTGTTTGGGACAATGGTCGTTTCATAGAGAACAGAGCAAGAAGAAGAGAGGCTAACTACTTTGCGTTCTCTCCAGCCAAGAAGAGAGAGATTACTGCTGACGGAACTCTTGCTCCCAAGTCCATGCTTGACCAGTTGGACAAGCGTCTTGCGGCTACCAAGGCCGCTAACATGGCAAAGGGAATGAAGGCTGACGAGGCTGTGCTTGAGGCGTTGATGGAATGGAAGATGTCTGATGACGGAGAAACGATTGTAGAAAACACGAAGAGAATTACAGAAAACGACATCGACAAGATTATCGCCGAAGAAACCGCTAAGTATGAAAAGTTGCTGGGCAAGGAACTAGGCGACGACTTCTTCGACTACGAAGGCAGAAAGAAGATTAATACTCAACTGAAGCCGCTTGTTCTTAAGTCGTTGAGAAAGTCGATGCCGTTTGCCCCTAACGCCATCCTTAACCAGATTGCAGACATCGCTCTTAATGGCATAACCGCCAAGTCCGTTGTAGAAAAGAAGTTAAAACTCAAGTTTGCTGGTGAGCGTGGTAGCGGAAGAACCGCCGACTATAAGGTCATCAGAGACAGTGTTCTTGGAAGATACAAGAAGCACTACCAGATGTCCGCTGAAAAGATAAACAACGGCTACAAGAGTTCTCTGTTTAGGGCTGTCGAGATGAGCGAAGGAGAGTACTCCTTGGCGAAAAAAGTACCCGAGTTCATGGACGCTGTCAGGGAAGGAAGACAGGCAGAGTGGATTGCCAACAACAGGGATGTCATTGACAATCTGTTCGGTGACCACGGCGGCTTGCGTGGCTTTGAAGACATGGTTCAGGGAAGAGAAAAGGAAATCTTCATCCTGATGGAGAAGGCGTTGCAGACAGAGATGGAAGACACAGGAGGCAACAAGCATAAGATTATGAACTACAAGGCTCTTGAGGAATTGTACGCCGCAAGAACCAAGGAGTTCGTCTATGAAACCTTAAAGGAAAACAAACTAGACCTTCAAAAGAGAGGCGAACTTCTTAAGACATACCAGAAGTTCAGAAACATGGCACAGGAAAAGAGAGACCTACGCAGTAGGTTCAGGTCATACAACGACACCATCCATGCCTTCATCAAGGAAGAGTTTAATACCCGAGTCCTCGACACCCTTACAGCACTTGAGATTGACACGAAGTTAGACGATGAAGTCGTTCAGCAAGTAAGAGCATTGATGTATAGAGATGTGAGAAATGGTCTCTATAAGTTTGGTTCTTATGATGCCATTGCAGAGTCTGTAAGATACTACTACGCACAATCTAATTCCAATGGAAAGAACAAGGTCATTAACGCTAGACTCGCTGTACAAAAGAACCTTCTTAGTTCATTAGCCGACCTTGAGGCCGCTGGTTTTGTTGGAATTAACTTCCACAAGATGGAAAGACCTTATGAAATAGTCGATGGTCAAAAATCTTACCTTACACACAAGGTGGACATCGTAGACCCTCAGCGTGGAGTCATTGACACCTTAGATGCGTTCAATGTCTGGAACTTTGACGGCACTTATTTCAAGGTTATTGAAGCATTGTCTGATGAAACACGCTGGGATAAGTCTATCCTTAAGTTAATCGACACAAGAAATGGCAGAGAGGTTCTTACACAGCCTGTCACAAGAGACGAGAACGCTGAAAGAGTAGCCGTAATCAACAACTTCATCAGAGAAGCCTCTGGCAGAATGAACAAAGAAGTTCCTGCCACAGTTCTCAACTCTCAGTTCGGCAAGGTAGACGGCCCGATGAAGAGTTATGTCCTTATTAACCACGAGTTGAACGAATACAGGGGCGATATTGACAAGAGTTCCCCGCTGTTTACGGACTGGTCTAACTACGACCTGTACAAGAACGGCAACTACTTTGTCGCCATCAGAAAGTGGAACACGGAAAGTGCCGACATCAAGACCCTTGAAAGAATTAACAAACTGAAGGACGACATTTCTCGTGGCTTTGAGATTACCGAGAGAAAAAAGAACGGCAAGACCATCAAGACCAAGAGAGAATTCTCCATCGAGGAGATTGTGCAGAAGCGTGAGCAGGTCACAGAACTTCAGGGCAAGGTAAACAAGGACAGAGGCATCATCCTTGAGGTGGACAACATCGGAAGGGTCACAAAGATTGGCTCTCCGCATACCTTGCTTGAACAGAGCAAGGCTCTTTCTGCCCTTAAGAAGGGTAAGATTGAGAACTACGCCTTACAGCACTATGTCACCGAACTGTTTGCCGACTATGTGAAACTTGAAGGCACGATGCGTAAGAAGCAGGCAGATAAGATTGCCGAAGTCTTAGGCACAGGCGAGAACGGAAACATCGCCAAGATTAAGAAACTTGAGAAGATACTCCGTGAGGCTGAGACGGATATGCAGTCTGCCGTCAACTCCAAGATGCGTGAGATGAACAAGCAACTGAAGGATGCTGGCATCAACAGAGAGGTCACAGCCCTTGAAGCCTATCGCAGAATTGAGATGGACTTGGACAGTCTCAGAAAGAACTCCGACAACGCCATGAAGCGTCTTACCGCTCTAGAGAATGTGTTGTTCATGGAGGGTGCTTTCCCTGAGTACCAAGCGATGTCTCCTGAGCAGAAGCGTCTGTTCGAAGAAAGAATTCGAAACCGAGGTGACGAAGGCGAGTGGGTGCAAGACCCGATGACTGGAAAGTACACTTGGACTGTGACTGATTGGGTCGCACAGAATGCGGCTAAACTGCCGAACGAAAGCAGGATTGAATACGCTACCAGACTTAGAAAGGAATACGCCAAGCAGAGAAGCCTTCATGCCGAATACTCTACCAAGTTTGAACAACTTTCTGAAATCATAGACAGAAAGAAGAGCACCCTGATGGATGTGGAGGAGCAGTTAGAGTTCCTTGTCAGACAGTACGGCTTGGCTAAGGGATTAAAAATTAGCAAAAAGACCGCCTTGTCACTCATTGAAAAGTCCAAGAAGGGAGACGACCTTGTCGGTCTTTCTACCATTAATATTAGCAATCTAAAAAACTTCACGGGCAAGAAGGTAGAGCCTGTGTACCTGCCTGACACGGAAGGCATCATCCCTGACAAGAAGGGTCGTACAGGTATCCCTGAAAAGGGTGAGACTGTGGAAGACCTGCGGAAAATTTTCGCAAATGTCTTAGCAAATGTGTCTGGCAACTGGCACAGTATGTCTGACTCCGTAATGGTAATTAACACCCTTATTGAGCGTCAGGGCATACTGAAAGACCGAGGTAAATTTAAAGAAAAAGCCCCTGTCAGAGAAGACTTTGAGTCTCCTCGTCAGTTCGAACAGGCGTATGAAGACTGGAATTCCAGAAAGTCTGCATACGAGTCCAACTACCTACAGATACTTGGCACTATAGAGTCTTGGGGTAAGGACAAGAAGACTGGTTTAGACAGAAAGTCCTTCAACCAGAGACCTAACAAGCAGGTAAACGAGCGTATCAGAAAGTTGATGCAGGATGAACTTGGCGAGATGAACGCCATGCTAGGCAAGGCCATGCGTCTTGCCAGAGAGGCAAAGAACAACGCTGAGTTTAACTTCAACGCTGAGTTTGAGTCCTTCCTTACCAGTGCCACCAAGTTGACAGGCAAGCAGGAGGGCTGGGTTAGAGACCCTCTCAACAGACAGCGGGTCAACGAACTTCAGGATGCATTCTCAAGAGGTGACATCACCGAAAATCAGTTGATTGAGACCATCCAGAACGAGGCTTATCTCTCCTCCTATGGAGAAGAGGGTGTCGAACTGATGAGAACCGATGAGGAACTTCAGTTGACCAGAACCAGAATTGCCGAGAAGATGGACAGGATAGACAGCATCGAGTTCGGTAAGTACAGGGAGAAGTATGACCCTAACTTCGTGTACAACGAGGAGAACGCCAAGGTTACAATCGATAAGATAAACAAGGACATCGACGACCTTAGGATGACAGAGAGTGCTCTTCTCATGCGGCTTGATGACATCATCGCTGGAGTTGAAAGAGCAAACGCTTCCAACAGATACCAACTTGCCTTCTCTAGAAACGAACACAACAACCAGCGTATCGCCAACAAGCGGTTCTTAATCGAGCAGTGGAAGGAAGCGGTTGACGCTGATGGTAGTTCTGAAAACAGAAAAGGACTTATTCAGGCTCAGAAGGAACTCGAAAGCCTTCTTCAGATTAAGGACACGCTTGAAGCCGAGATGCGTAAGACGGAAGGCGACAAGGATGTCGTTGTTTTTGACGACAAGAAGACCCTGTATAACTCCTCTGAGTTCAGAGAACTCGTGGACAGGGTAATCGCCTCCAGAAAGACTGACGACCAGAAGGAACTTCTCAGAGTCCAGAGAGTGAAGGAGCGTATCGAACTGGCTAAACTCTGGGCTGATGACTATAAAATGTTCCTCGATATGTTCAGGCAGGACGCTCTGGAGATTGGCCTCAAAGACCCGAACATTGTGGTCAGTGCCAACAACCCTAGAACCAGACACCTGTTCAACGCCTTCCCTAGGATTTCCTACGACCTGTACGGAAGTTCCCACCCGCTTGATTGGAGCGGTAGCGGATACGAGATTGGATACACCGAAAGAGGCGAGCAGATTGTCCGCTTCAGGGGTGGTCAAGACCCTGCTGGCCTTGTAAACAGAAGCCAGACCGAGTCTGCCAGACGGATGTTTACTGTCGCAGACTATATGTTCTTCGCCAGAAAGAGAGCGGACTACCACATGGCTAATCCCGATGCTCCTATGAGTGCGGAAGATTACCTGCTCATTACGCATCTTGTTCCCAAGAGCAGATATGTTCCTACAGAGCAGAAGGTTGCCACAATCAACAAACTTGAACTAGCAAACAAGCGTAGGGTTGCCAACGGCATCTTGGACAATGTCTCTCTCCCTGAGAACAGACAGAAGTTCCTTAGGTCGTTCGTAAAGGATGGCCTGTCTCTGGTAATGGGAAGCAGGGGAGAAAGACTCCGTGCTCTTCAGAGAATAAGCGGCTTGGACAACGATGCTTGGAATAAGAAACTGCTTACGATGACAGAGGAAGACATCCTCAAGGCCGCTTCTACCAGAGAAGTTGTTGAGAACGCCTTCTACTGGATTACTGACGGCTACATTCCGCTCAGTGATGCCACGAAGAAGACTGTTATGCTTGAGCGTAAGGATGGAACTAAGACTCCTATCAGAACAGAGACTATGGATGTCCAGCGTCTCATCGAGTTCGAAGAGTTCTCCTCCTTCATGGACGAAGAACTGTCTGCCGCCAAACTGACATCGATGTTCGACAATATGCCTTACGCCAAGGCTCAGTATGAGATGCTTGCCCCCGAAGACAGAATGGGCATGAACATGGATACATTCCAGCGTCTTGCGATGGACAACAACGCTGAGATGCTTAGGTATCAGCGTGAACAGCACCTTGCCCGTGGCGAAAAGCCTGTCTGGTTCTCCGACAGATTCCACGAAGCCAAGCACACAGGCAAGAGCAAGGACTACCAGATGCTGGAGCAGGAAAGAATTGGCAGACTCATCGCCCAGACTGCGGCTGTCGAGTCGTCCATCCAGAAGTACAAGGGTGACCTCACGGGCTTTATGAAGCACCGACCTGCGGCTGTGCGTAATATGCTTGGGCTTAAAGACGGCCTTCACTTCCCTGACCTTATGTTCAGGGAAACAGATGGCATCGTCACACAGGCCGACTCTTGGAAGGAGTCCAATGACGGCAGGTATATCATCCAGAGAGTAGCCACCGAGAAGAAGGGTGTTCACTACAAGTTATACTTCATCGGCGAGACAGTTAAGAACGCTGACGGGGCTACCATGTACGAAATTCCTACCACACAGTTGGGTAACTTCGGTGAACTTGACCAAGCCCAAATCATGGCTCGCTTCTACGAGGATGACATCCAGCGTATCAAGCAGACCGCTTCCTATGTGTCTGGCGGCGAAGGTGCTTTCGACTCCCTTAGGGTTGGCGATGTGCTCCTTGCCAGAGAGGGTGCTGGTGCTGTCCTTAAGTCTGCCTATGACGCACCTGCCTTCTCCAAGGCTGTCATTGCCGCCTTCAAGAAGGCCAAGGCCAAGCCTGAGAATGTAGCCGACATGGAGACAGTCCTCAGACCTCTCTACAACTTCGGCGAGACACAGCGACTGGTGTGGAGCACAGCCAACGGCAAGCCTATGCAGAAGGAGTTCGTCATCACGCCTCGCTCTGAAGGCATACTTAGCAAGTACTACCACAGGGATGTAGCCTCTGACGGCGTGGTCAAGTGGACACAGAAGCCTCGCAAGGCCAACGATGGTGCTCAGTCCGACCCGACTGTATCTGTGGACAGCAATACTCCGTCCGAACAGCAGAACCCCAGCACCAACACCAAGCCTGACGCTAACACAGAGCCTACTCCTGAGGATAAGATTGTGACCAACGCCACCGAGTTCACCATCGTCCAGAACAAGAGCAAGAACGGCGAGAGGTTTGAGCAGTGGGAAATCCTTAAGAACCGACTGGGCTACCAGATTATTAGGCTGAAGGATAAGACCTCTAACAGGGATGTGTTCAAGTTGTTTAACGCTACCTCAAACTATCTTGGTCAGTACTACGATGAGATGGATGCTGTTGACGAAATTCTACAACAGGAGTTCAAGAAACTTCGCGGCAATGAATGATTACTTAGAAGAATTTAAAAAGACTGGCTGGGTCTTTGCCGTACTTGGCGGTCTTGGTATGCTGGCTAGGCTCATCCTTACGGACGAGAGGTACAACACTACCAAATGGTTTAGGATGGTCATCGCTGGTGCTATAGTGGGAGTAATTTGCTACTTTTCTTTGCATAAAGCAGACATTGACCCATTTTATAAATCCGTATTGTGCTCCGTATCTGGGTCTCTAGCACCTGAGTTGTTTAACTGGGTACGAGCGAAATTTTTACAAAAAGCCACACTATGAGTAATGAACAATTAAGAGGTTTTAGCCTTCAAGACGAAAACTCTATTTTCTGGGATGCAGTAAAAGACTTTGAACAAGATTATACTCCTGTATTCGGATTAGAAAACAAGACTCCTTACAATGAAGCATTAAGGAGAAACATGAACAACCCGAATTACGGGTACATTTTTCACACAGACCCACAATCTGGTTACACATATCCCAAGGCAATTACTCAAGGATACTGGGATGAATGGAGGAAGTATCGTGGCTCTCAAGTTCTTCCAGAAGGTTACCCAGCAAAGGATTACCCACAGTCTCAAGAATACACAAGAAGACTTATCTCTCCGACAGATAATCCTGCCACTCCTTATTACACTGGAAACAGAGCATCCCCTCCTTCTCCTTTTTATGTCAACGGAATGGCTGACAAGAGAGTAACAGTTAGAAATCCTGTTATTGCATCTCCTAGAGTTCGCTACACTCCTACTACGCCAGCAGAAAAAGCGGCCTACCTTGCGTCTCAGGCTGAAAGAGGGTTTACGATGGTTGGCGAGCCGTACACTCCTGTTACTGATACAAGGCTTGCTCCTCGCACAATGCTTTCTACGGAAAGAGTTCCGTACTATGGTGACTACAGGGCTGGCTCTATTCCTGCCCCTTCTGGGAAGCCGTTTATGACGGCTGGACAGGCCGCAAGATATGTCCCTCACTACCTTGCCAGACCTGATGTTGCCAGAGACTTAATGGCTAAGGCTGGAACAGCGGGTAACGCTCTTGGTGCGGCTGGTATAATTGCAGACGCATATAACAGGGCTACGGCAGACTACGAGAACCCTGTTACTGGTGAGACATTCAGCAAAAAGGATGTCAAAGAACTTGACGGCCTTAACTATGCGAATGCCGACCTTGAGACCATAGCCATGTTCCATCCTGACAACGCCGAAAACCATCCTGAGATAACGGATGCTATGCGTGACAAGTTCTTCAAGAAAAAGAAGAAATGAGGTTCATTGTTCTGACAGTACTGCTGTGCGGCTGTTCTGTTTTTACAAAAACGCCTGAAATCCCCGTAGTTGTTTCTAACAATGGTCAAAAGGATGCGTACATCGCCAAGGTCGAAGAAGTCGTCTCTGAGTCGGCTTCTGCTCTCACTGCTGTCGCTCCTTCCGTTCCTGTTGGAGTCCCTAGAGAAATTGTCAAAGGGCAAGTCGAAAGACTGAGCGGCATCAGCAAGCCTACGGACGCTCGCATCAAAGAGTACGAGCGTATCATCAGGGATAAAGACCTTAAGGCCGCAGAGGATGACAAGAAGCGAGCGGCTAAGGTTGATGAAGAGACCAATAAACTGTGGGCAGAAGTAGAGAAGAAAGACAAGATGCTAACAGAAGCAATCGCAGTACGAGAAGAAGCAAAACGGCAGTTGCAAGAAGAGCGTAAAACAAAACTAACTCTCCAAGCGTCTCTGGCTTGTTTAGGGTTATTAGTATTTGGAGTTTTGGTAACCGCATTTGCTCCGTCAATTTTTCTTAAAAGGGCTGGTATAATTGTAGTGGTGTTAGCCGTACTGCTTGAAGGATTGCTCCTCTGGTATACCTCTTGACATAGGATGTCATCAGGTAACACTGACAAGGCTTCTGCTTGTGAAGGGTGGGCTTTGTATGTGCGTTGTGCCTTTGGGGCGAGCAGAGGAAGTGTCCTAGCCAACCCTTCATGGCTAGGATGCGTTTACTGGTAGGCGTGGAGGGAGTTGAACCCTCGACTTAACCCTTATAAAGAGTCCACTCTAACCGCTGAGTTACACGCCCAGTAAAGGTGCGGGAGATGGGAGTCGAACCCACAAAGAGCGGATTTTAAGTCCGATGCGTCTGCCATTTCGCCACTCCCGCTAAACTTCAGTCATCGTCCTCTTCGTCCCATTCGGTAGGCTCTTCGTTCCATTCGGTCTCCAGTTTCTCACGCTCGATGACGGGACGAGGAATAGGCATATAGGGTATGCTACGCTCCGTATTGAAGTCAACGACCTGAGAGGCTTGGTCATAGGTCAGGGAGTCCTTGGTCATGTACGCCTCGATAAGGGAGTCGTAGTCATAGATGATGCCACCAGTATGGAGGCACTTGCCAGAGATGGCGTTGTCCAGCCATTCCCTAGGCTCTAGGAAGGTACAACCCTTGTAGAGTTCGTCATTTTCCTTGATGTCTGCTTTTGAAACTTTTCGCATTGGCTTTGGTCTTGAATTTATAGACGGGAATTTTTCTTACGAACACTCCGTTTGTGCTTCTTCTTACGAACCTTATCTCCAGTTCGTTTCTTTGGATGCTTTCGCTTATCCATCTTTGAGTAACACGCTGGACAGTGTTGTACTTCTTCGCAAGGTCGGCTGAAGAGAAGAAACCATTCGGCATCGGCTCTTCCTTTACAGCCCTGTAGCGGCTCTTGAACCCTCTCAGGTTGCTGAGTTCGTTCAGGAACACATTCGTATCTAGTTTCTTCATTTTGCTTCTTGAGGGTAGATGAACTTGTCGCCGACCCTGTGGATTTGCCATATCTTCCAATTCTTACCTTCCACATATCCACAGAGCCATCCTGTACCCCACTCAGATGTTCCAAGACGATTTTTGGCATATCGCATCTCACGCTTTCGTGAAAGGTGACCCCCGCAAAAACCAACAACACCGCCGTGTTTTCTGGCGTTGACACAGGCAATTCGATGGAGGTGTCCCATCGTAACTGCTCCTCCAGATACTCCGTAGAACTCAGCGTGTTCTTGTACTGAGTATCTGTTGACAGTGTACCCATGCACGATAGCGACTGGGCCGAGCCTGAAGACTCCTTCGTCTGCGTGATAGGGGAGAATAGTCTTACAGCCAACATCTTTAAGGAAGTTGTCAATGTCTTCCATAAGATGATGGCAGTAGTCTTTAACGATTGCATTGGTTGTAGCATAGAAGATGTTCTCAGGTCTTTCGCAGTGGTTGCCCTTCAGGTATCTGGTGGGCTTAAGGTGACGGATGAATTTCTTGCCCCACTTGATGTCGTCTTCAAGCGACTCCGACTGTTCGTTGGCACTAGCACCGCCACGGATGGAGCGGAAATCGAACCCGTCTCCAGCATGGACGATTTCATCAGGCTGATACCACTGGATGAAGTCGAACAGGGCTTTGGCGGCATCCCAGTCCACCATGTCCCCGTGGTTGTCGGAGACTATGATGAACTTTATCTTTTTTTCTTTTTTTGGCATAGTTCGTATTGTAGAAGTTTGTAGCGTAGGTTCGTTACCTCGTCAGTAAGGTACTGCATGGCCTTTACCATGTCTCCGAACTTCACAGTGGCTTCGTCCATTTGTTGAGGGACAACAGGTATTCCCATCGCTCCTTTGCCCACTTCTGGTGCAGGTCTACTTTCTTCTGCTCCGTTGGAGTCAGCCCCTGCTTCTGGAATGGTTTTCCTTTTCCGCATAGTCCTCGTTTGTTGCCTAGTTTTTTACTTGGCTTCATAGATGCCCATATTCGGAGGAATAGGCCCGACATAGGGTTTCTTGATTGTGTTTAGCCAGCATCCGTGCCAGTGCTGTGCTTCAATCTGCCAGTAGTGCAGGGCTTGACTCAGTTGGATGACTGCTCTTTTACACTCATCGGGATTGGCATAGTTCGGTTCCTCAAAGCAGTCAGTATCAGTTCTGCGTCCTTGACGGAAAGACTCACATACTTCTGAAAGGGACTCTTCCTTGCCTTCCCTAGTAGGTAGGACAAACGGACATCCACTGGTAGTACGGATTTCTTGGACTTTGGAGGCGTTGTGGAGGACATTGATAAGTTCTTCTACGGAGATGCCTAGCATATAGGCACACCCCTTTAGGCTGTTCTGCTTCGTGTGGTTCACAGGATGTTCCTAGCCCGATTGAGGGCAGGGTAGTCTAGGTTGGTATTGAAGCCGTGTTTCATAGCCCCGCTGAAGCCCATAGCGTAGCACATATAGACACGCAACGCAGTAGGCTTGATGCCGTTGGCCTTGAGGCGTTCGACAAGCCACTCGCAGTGCCATTGGGCTACCTGACGGGCGATAGGGTAGTTGAAGGCGTTGGACTTGTTGTAGTCCCAGTTGGCGTAGTTACGCTTACAGGCATCGACCCAAGCCTCACGCTTCATCTGGAAGCATCCGAGACTTTGGCCTTTGTCTCCTACAGCAGTACAGCGTTCGCTGGACTCGATGACGGCTAATTTATCCAAAAAGCCGTCCGTAATTTCCATAGCCTGTGCTTGGATGCACAGGGCAAGGAGGAGTGCGTATTTCATTGGGAAAATGTCCCTGCTAGGAATTGAACCTAGATATTCTGCTTAGAAGGCAGATGTTCTATCCATTGAACTACAGGGACAAGGTCAGTTAGAACGGAACTTCGTCTTGGGTTTCGGGTTCGCCTTCCTCGCCACGCTCCTTGATAGCCCAGAGAGCCTGTGCGGACTTCTTGAGGGACAAGTCCTTCGGGCCGACCTTGCCAGTCTTTTCCCACGGCTTCGGCTCCCACTTGTTCGCCCAGTAGTCGAGGTCAGCGAGCGGCAGGTTGTTCAGGGTAGTACCCTTGTTCTTGCCGAACGGCACGGGCAGGTCGAAGTCGATGCTGACTCCAGCCGCAGGAGCGGCAGGGGCGGCAGGAGCGGCCTTCTTGACAGGGGCAGGAGCAGAGGCGGTCTTGACCACCCTGTCGGCTTCACAGTCATCATCCGTGGTAGCCAGACCCCCGATGGAGGCCAGACAGTAGCGTCTCAGGTAGGTCAGGATAGCACCAGCCTGTTGACCAGTGGCCTGTTCGCCTACGGGGACGATGCACGAGGACTCGATGCTCGTGCCGTTCTTGTGGGCGATGATGGTCTTGATGCCGATGCCGTTGTCGTGGTACTCAGAGGTCGGCAGTTGGATGAC